GTAGACACTATTGGTTCAGCGGCTTGCGTTGGTGGTGCTTGTGAAATCACCTTCTAAGTGGGACGTAGCTTATATGAAAACGGCAGAGACCTTCGGGTCTCTGTCAACAGCAGAGAGACTTAAAGTCGGAGCAATTGCAGTCAAAGACAATCGTATCATTTCTATTGGTTATAATGGTATGCCCTCTGGCTGGAGTAATGAGTGTGAAGAGATTTGGTTTAATGAAAATGATGAACCGTACAAGGTTACAAGACCAGAAGTAATTCATGCAGAAGCGAATTGTATCGCAAAACTAGCAGGCTCGCATGAGAATGGTAAAGGCGCAGAAATGTATGTTACTCATGCGCCATGTGTAGAGTGTGCTAAACTTATATATAGTGCAGGCATATCTAAAGTCTATTATGGTAGTAAGTACCGCCTAGATACAGGTATCAATTTTTTACAAAAGTGCGGAATAGAGGTAGAGCAATTATGAGCGTAAAATTAGAAGACAGGTGTCCTTACTGTGACACACAGTTTGCAGTAGAGTTTGAAAACGAAGATGATGAGTTGGTCTATTGTCCATCTTGCGGTGAGCAACTACCAGAATTTGAAAATGAACTAGACTTAAACGATGAGGATGAATGGGATTAGTATAAATATATGAAACGAATATAGGATGTTTCATGTGGTACTATAATGACAAAGAGTTTACTAGTGATGATATCAATGACCATATAGGCTTTGTATATGTAATCACACACTTGTCAAATAACAAAAAATATGTAGGAAAGAAGTTGTTCGTGTCTAAACGCAAACTTCCACCACTCAAAGGTAAGACCCGAAAGAGAACTGTCGTCAAAGAAAGCGACTGGCAGGACTACTTCGGGTCTTCTGATGAGGTCAAAGCACTTGTCGAAGAACAAGGCTACTCAAGCTTTCATAGAGAAATATTACACCTTTGCATGTCAAAGGGTGAGCTGTCGTACCTAGAGGCGAAAGAGCAATTCGATAGAAACGTTCTTCTATCGGATGAATATTATAATGGCATAATAAATTGTAAGATTCATAGAAACCACGTAAGGAGATTGAGCCATGACGAAGTGGGAGATCAAGGAAGCTAACAGACTTTTCTGGATGGTAAAGGGTCATTTGATACCTACCTCCTGGAGCGAAAAAGATGTTAACGCTATCTATGAGTCCTACTTTCGACGATTATGGGGAGATCATGATGCTGGTAGACGTGAAGTTGGCTTTGAGGCCGCTTATAAAGAACGTGAAGCCCAGATATACAATGAAGAGATAAAAACTATTGCTATTCTTGGCGGTCATTATGATTAAACCCTTGACATGACCAATCGAATCATCTATAGTAAAGATGTAGCAATGAGAAAGTTTAATATGTTTTACTACGTGAAGGGCGGCAATAATAAGTATCGCCAGACAATTTCAGAAGCACTTTGCTTTGCAAAAGACTATCTTTTGCCTAGGCATCGTAATATCGAAATTGAAGTAGAAGTTAATAAAAATCTTAAAGCTGATGCCGACGTATTTGAAGGTGACTATGATCGTCACTTTGTAATTCGTGTACGTAAGGGTATGGAGCGTGAAGACCTATTGACTGCAATTTTTCATGAGTTTGTACATATCAAACAATCTATACGTAAAGAATTCGATATATTTGATATTGATGATACGCCTTACTTTGATCGTCCTTACGAACAAGAGGCTTACGCTTTGCAAGAAAAAATGTTGGAAAAGTTCAAAAAAACTTTGGCTTAACCCTTGACATTACCCGAATCATGTACTATATTATATATGTAACGAGATGAAAGAGAGATATATTATGAATAACCAAATTGAAAATCTTATCGAAAACATCAAGCAAGATTACTTGCGTTGGACTAGTCGTGATTTCACTAGAGAGTTGAGTGAGACCAATATCAAAATGGTCGATGAGTTCAATGAAGGTCTAACCTACCAAGAAGGTCGTAAATACATTAAGATATTGTCAAGAGGCTCTGTATGGGGTTTTATTGTGAAGGGCAATGATAAGTTGTTCAAAGCTGGCGATATTTTGAAAGCCGCTGGTTACAACTCTCCTGCTCGTAACAAAGCACGTGGTAATATCATTGATGGCGGTTATAGCGTTGCTTGGACCGGTCCTCACTACCTATAAGGAGAATTGCTTATGTGTAAAGTTGAGTTTCAAAAATATGTTCTAGATGGTATAGCCGAGGGGCTTACCATCAAAGAGAATATGAAGTTCGTAAATTGGAATGATGCCTGTAACTGGGCAGCAACCGTAACCGAATCTATCCGTGTTCCGTTTGTCATTCTTGAAATGAAAAACCTCGAAACTGGTGAGGTAGAAAATTTTTAAAGATAAATAAACGTACTTAATCGGAGAAAAGCAGATGAAATCAGTCCACTTAATTACTGCAGCTTTAATCGCTGTATCGACACCAGCACTCTCTAATGAGAGTGTCAGAGATGTAAAAGTTTTTGACCATACTAAGGTAGTTACAAAATATGTTCCTACAACAACTTATGTATGTAACGAAGTTAAAAAACCTGTGTATGCTAATGTGCAAAAGCAAGGCGATGCAGCCGGTGGTGCATTACTAGGCATGATCCTTGGTGGTGTTATCGGCAAGGGTGTTACAGGTGACGATGGTGGCGCAGCCGCTGGTGCTGTCATGGGTGGTCTTATCGGCGCTGATAAAGGTTCGCAGAATAGAACATCAAAAGAAATCATTGGATACGAAATCGTTGAACAGTGTAAAGATGTTGTCAGAAATCAAGAACAAAGAGTAGAAGTTTATTCACATTCAACCATTCGCTTCTTTCTAAATGGTGAAAGATATGTGTTGGACTTTGTAAGATAATGTGGACATTAGTTTTTATATACTTCTATGATGCAACACCTTATGTAGAATTGATTAGTACTCATGATAATATGATAGAGTGTTTTCAATCAAGAGAGGCACTAAGTGAATTTCATGGCAAAGGTGGTGGGTATTTTAATCCTGAACAGCAAGCCCTTTGTATTAATATGAACGAGAGTTAAAGGTCACGTAGCTCAGCTGGATTAGAGCAAGGCACTTCTAATGCCTAGGTCGGGGGTTCGAGTCCTCCCGTGATCGCCAGAATAAGTGAGGAAAAAATGTTTAGATCAATATTTAGAGTGTTAAGGTTTCTTATTATAGTATACTTTCTGTATTGGCTATTCGTATTTTTAATGTTAATGATAGCAGTATAGGCTAGGAGAATATAATGAATAATCGTTTTACAGAACGTGAAGATAAAGCGTTTGAAGAGTATGCAAAATATATCATGGACGATGTGCCTGATGAAAAAATCGAAGACTTGTTCTATGAGATGGGTATCGAAATCAATTTGAAGAAGCCTTGGACGGAAGATTAATTGATACAATGGTATGACATAGTAGTAGCAATAGTTTTTTCATGGGTGTTGCTTAATGTTGCATTTATGCCATATATAGGCTTTGTTGCGGCATATGCTATGTATGAATATGGTTGGAATTACTACTGCAATTATAGGAGAGATATGAATGAGTGATATAGGTCCGGTTATGCCAATTGTGTTAAGTTCTTATGTGTCAACAACAGTAGACCCATATAAAGAAACTAAAACTGCTGTAGAGCATTTAAGTACAAACGGTTCGATTAGAATTGATTCCGTTGACTACATTCGCTATAACAGAGATGGTGAATTAGTTAAACCCGAAAAACAAACTATTGACATATCTGTATAAGGAGAATATAATGAGTGAAGAAGATGATGGTACATTTAAAGTGTATCGTGCCCACAAGATGCTTGATTGGTTAGAGCAAGAAGCAACACAATGGGCAGAAAATCATGTCGAAGAACATTTTGGTTGTGAAGAAATCTCTGATTTGACGAAAGAGCAAATCGAAGAAGTGATTGCTGTTGCAGAAGACCTTGATGAGCAGTATGGTGATATGTTGTCTATGGGTATGTACAATGTTGTTCGCTATTGGGAAAATGAAAATGATGAGTACATCATGTAATAAGGATAGGTAACTAATGTATAAAGTGACAGCATGGTTTAAGAATTATAAAGTGTCTGAAAACTTTCATGACGTTAATGATGCAATCGAATATCGTGATGATGTTGATGCACACTATCCTTTAAAAGTAACTTTTAGAAAGGTAATATCTATGAGAGAATGGGTATATAATTGTTGGAATGTAGTGATGGATCACGAACAAAATCCATTAAGTGCAATTCCAGACTTTAGTACACGACATATGATTATGCAAGTATTAGCATGGATGTGGTGTATTGTATTTGCTATTATTGTGGGTAGCATGTGGGCAGGTATTTTTAGTATGGTGTTACACGCACTACTATTAGCCGCAGTTGCAATCACAGTAGCAACATTCGAAACGGCAAAGCGTAAGCCAAATGTTTTTGGTCCATACAATGGTCGTGGACGAGGTGGCGAACATGAATAATGATATGCAGGATTTAAAGTTCACAAGTGCAGGCGACTTTCTTAAAGCGCAAGAACGTGAAGATGATGGTCCTTTTAAAAATGCATTTGAGAGTGATGTTGAAGGTGTTATTCGCAGAGAGATAAATACATATCGTGTGAGAAAGGGTGTTATGATTAAAGAATCTGCAACCCGTGATTATTATAAGTCAGGCGACTATCACGACTCTCAAAGCATAATGCCAATAGTGGAGAGATAGTATGAGTGA